ACAACGGAGGATCAAGAGTAATTGAGAAAGACGAAAACTTCCAAGTTCCAGAAGGAATGGAGGAGCGTTTTGAGCGTATTGAAAAGCGTATTGATGTTTGGTATGAAGGCGTAATGGTGATGGGCTCTCCTTATCTATTGAAGTGGGAGCTTGCTAAGAACATGGTTCGTCCTAAGTCTGCATCTCAGTATGCGCTGCCTCAGTATATTGCTGTTGCCCCACGTATGTACAAAGGAGTTATCGAGTCATTGACTCGTCGCATGATTCCTTTTGCTGACCTTATTCAATTAACTCATTTAAAGTTGCAACAAGTATTACAACGTGTTGTGCCGGATGGTGTGTACATTGATGCTGATGGTATCAACGAGGTTGACTTAGGAACAGGAGCAGCATACAATCCTGAGGATGCATTAAGATTGTATTTCCAGACGGGTAGTGTTATTGGACGTAGCTCAACTGTAGATGGTGATTTTAATAATGGTAGAATACCAATCCAAGAACTTAATACAAATAGTGGACAAGGTAAGATTACTGCATTGATTAATGCATACAATCAATACTTGTCAATGATTAGAGATGTAACAGGATTGAACGAAGCTCGTGATGCTTCTACTCCTAATCCAGACTCTTTAGTAGGTGTTCAAAAACTTGCTGCTTTAAATTCTAATACGGCTACACGCCATATCTTAGAAGGTAGTTTGTTTATAACAAGACGTTTATCGGAAGCCTTGTCTTGTCGTATTGCCGATATCTTAGAATACTCTGATTTCAAAGAACAGTTTACAATGCAAATTGGAAAGTATGCTGTAGGGTTATTGGAAGAAATTAAAGAATTGTATTTACATGACTTTGGTATTGTTATCCAAGTCGCACCCGATGAAGAAGAGAAGGCGCAACTTGAGACAAATATTCAAATTGCTATGCAGAGGGATCAGATTACATTAGATGATGCAATCGATATTCGTCAGATGAAGAATCTTAAACTTGCAAATGAATTACTTAAATTCAAGCGTAAGGATAAGCAACGTATTGACATGGAGCAAGAGCAAGCAAAAGTTCAGATGCAAACTCAAAGCAATATCCAATCATCTCAAGCGGCAGCTCAAGCAACATTGCAAAAGGTTCAAGCGGAGGCTCAAGCTAAAACTCAACTTGCTCAAGCACAAATGCAGTTTGATATTCAACGCATGCAAGCAGAGGCTCAGATAAAAGAGCAACTTATGAGTGTGGAATTTAATTACAACATGCAACTTAAAGGCATGGAAATTGAGAAGATTAAAAGTCTAGAAATGGATAAAGAGAAAGCTAAGGATGACAGAACTAAATTACAAGCTTCTCAGCAATCTCAATTGATTCAGCAACGTCAAAAAGACTTGCCTGCTATGAACTTTGAGTCTGATGAAGATTCACTTGATGGCTTCAGTTTAGAGGAGTTTAATCCAAGATAAATTTATTTACTACTTTTGTGCAAATTAAATTAAATAATAATGGAAAATTTTCAAGTAAAATTGGTCGACTTTGAGGAAAAGTCTGTCCAACAAGTAGAAGAGACTCTACTTAAAGTACACGAAGAAAAAACAGGAATTACTCAAATTGAGGAGCCTGAGACTTTAAAAGTAGAAATCCCTTCTGAACCCGACACAGCAGGTGATTTCAAAGGAGAAGAGCAATCGACTCCTCAATCGCCATCATTTGATGACGAGGACGTTCTTTCATATATTAGAAGCAAGTATAATAGAGAAGTCAATTCTATTGACGACTTATTTAAACCAGTTGAGGCACCTCAGGAATTATTACCTGAAGATGTATCAGCTTTTTTAAAGTTTAAGAAAGAAACAGGTCGTGGGTTAGAAGACTTCTATCGTGTTAATCAAGATTTTTCAAATGAAAAGCCGGAGCGTTTATTAGCTACGTATTTAAAAGAATTGAATCCTGAGTTAGACGACGAAGACATCCAATATGAAATGTCCGATAGATTTGGATATGATGAGGAGATGGATGACGAGCGTGATGTTAAAAAGAAAAAACTTGCATTTAAAAAAGAGCTAACTAAGGCATCAAAGTATTTTGAGGAACAGAAGGAGAAGTATAGAACGCCACTCGAGTCGATTGGCACATCGTCTATGTCTCAAGAAGATCAGCAATCTTTGGAGTCTTATAAGCAATATGTAAACCAGGCTACTGCACAACAGCAGGAGCAGGTTAAGAAATCTGAATACTTTGTTCAGAAGACTAATGAATTGTTCAGCAATGAATTTGAAGGTTTCAAGTTCGGAATTGGTGACAAAGATTTATCTTGGAAACCTAGTAATACAGAAGACTTAAAAAACAAGCAGATGGACATATCTAAATTCTTCGGCAATTTTGTTGATGATAATGGATTTATTAAAGATGCTAAATCGTATCACAAGACAATAGCGGTTGCAATGAACCCTGACTCTTTTGCGAAGTTCTTTTACGAACAAGGCAAATCTGATGCAATAGATGAATCTGCAAAGCAGAGCAAAAATATTGACATGGGTAGCGTTCGTACAACAGGACAACCTATAGATAAAGGAGGATTTAAAGTAACATCATTGGATAGTGATCACGGCAACAGATTAAAAATTAGAAAACTTTAAAAACAAAAACAATTTAAAAAATGGCTGGATCAGTTCAAAGTACCCCAGGCTTTGCTTTACAACCGTCAGCGGTTAAAGCTACATTGCCTTCAAACTACATTACTAACTTCGACTTCATGAATCAGTATCTTCCAGATACTTACGAGAAGGAATTCGAGCGTTATGGTAATCGCTCTATTGCATCTTTCTTACGTTTAGTAGGAGCTGAGATGCCGTCTAACTCTGACTTAATTAAGTGGGCAGAGCAAGGACGTTTACACACAAAATACGTTAACGTAACAACAACTGCAGTTGTAGGAGATGATACTGCTACATGGACTGTAAATGATGCAAACGTATCAGTTAACTTCCGTGTTAACCAAACTGTGTTCTTGTCAGCTAACGCTGGTTCTGCTTCTGACAAAGCTGTTATTACTGCAGTTAACTCTGCTAATGATACTTTCACTGTAGCTTACTACGCAGCAGGTGGACAAACTATTGCAGCGGCAGCAGTTTCTACTGCATTCGTTTACGGTTCTGAATTCACTAAGGGTTCAACTGGAATGGTTGGTTCTTTGGAATCTGAAGATGTATTCTTCGAAAACAAGCCTATCATCATCAAGGACAAGTACACTGTATCTGGTTCTGACATGGCTCAAATCGGATGGGTTGAAGTAACTTCTGAGAATGGTGCTACTGGATACTTATGGTACATCAAATCTGAGCACGAGACTCGTTTACGTTTCGAAGATTACTTAGAGATGTCAATGGTTGAAGGTGTTCCTGCTGAAGCTAGTTCAGGTGCTTTGGCTTACTTGACAGTTGCTGCTTCTAACGTACAACCTGGTGCTGCTGGTACTGAAGGTTTATTTGATGCTGTTGCTTCTCGTGGTAACGTATGGGCAGGTGGTAACCCATCTACTTTGTCAGATTTCGATTCAATCATCCAACGTCTTGACAAGCAAGGTTCTATCCAAGAGAACGTAATTTTCTTGAACCGTAACTTCTCATTTGATATCGATGATATGTTAGCTTCTCAAAACTCTTACGGTACAAACGGTACTTCTTACGGTTTGTTTGACAACGATGAGAACATGGCTTTGAACTTAGGTTTCAAAGGCTTCAAGCGTGGTTATGACTTCTACAAGACTGATTGGAAATACTTGAACGATGCAACTCTTCGTGGTGGAATCGTAGGTGGAGCTATCAATGGTATCTTGGTACCTGCAGGTTCTACTACAGTTTACGATCAAATCTTAGGTAAAAACGCTAAACGTCCGTTCTTACACGTTCGTTACCGTGCTTCTGAGACTGAAGATCGTCGTTACAAGACTTGGATTACAGGTTCTGCCGGTGGTGCTCAAACTAGCGACCTAGATGCAATGGAGGTTAACTTCTTATCTGAGCGTGCTTTATGTACACTTGGTGCGAATAACTTCTTCTTGTTCGAAGCATAGTAAAATATTGGGGAGGAGCAATCCTCCCCTTATTTATTTTTTAAAACTTAAATTATAATCAAATGTCAAAAATAACTATCGAGGACAAGATGTATGTCCTTAAAAGAAAAACATTCCCTATGTCCTTAATGTTGGCTTCGAGAAATACTTCTCGTAAACCACTATTATATTTCGATGAACAAACAGGACAGAATCGGCCTTTGCGTTACGCAACAAATCAGAAGTCTCCATTCCAGGATGAGCAAGATGGCAACGCTATCTTAGAGCCAATTATCTTTGAAGATGGGTTACTTACTGTACCAAGAAATAATCAAGTATTACAAAAGTTCTTAGCACTTCACCCAGAAAATGGCGTATTGTACGAAGAAGTAGATACTAAGAAAGATGCATCTGAGCAAATCGATTGGATTTACGTTCAAATGGATGCATTGAATGCAGCTCGTAACTTAGACTTAGCTACTAAAGAAGCTATTGGTCGTATTCTACTTGGTGCTCGTGTAGATAAATTATCTAGCGAAGAATTAAATAGAGACATTCTATTATACGCTCGTAACAATGCAAAAGAATTCTTAGACATCCTAGATGATCCTGAATTGCGTTTACGTAATATTGCTGCAAAAGCCTTACAAGAAGGATTGTTTTTAATTAAAAATAATAACAGAGACATCTACTTTAACTTTACAGAAAATAAGAAAAAATTAATGGG